GAGTTTAATCCGCAAAGGTTTGAGAAAACCTCTGGGGTTGCAGCATCGCCGATTTTGACCAGCAAGGCGCGTCCGAGTTGTTTAGCCATAACTGGCCTCCATTGTTGTGCGCTTGCCCAGAGCGCCGGAGTTTAGGCGGTATCCTCAAGCATTGCTTGAAGCACAATGACAGCCGTGTATCCACGACCTTCACCATCTCTTGTAACCGAAAAAGTTTCAAATATCAATTCAACGAGATTGAAACCAGTAACCGTCACAGCGCTTTCCTGACGGTGCAAGGCGTCCTTTACCGCCTCGACTATCTGAACAGCCTCAACACGGCCTGACGCGCTTCGAGAATGAGCCTCAAGGCTAATCCCAACCAAAGCGCCTTCAATTGTGTCAGTGTCAAAAGCTGTAGGAGAGATTTCGTTAAATCTTAAATATGGGAATGTAGCATTTTGCGGCGGCTCATCATAAACCCGCGTGCTTACAATATCGGTGATATTGCTGTCGGCAATCAGTGCGGCCCGAAGACCTTTCTGCAATGAAAGTGCAAACCCATCAGCCATTGACCGCCTCCTTGATCCCACGACGAATGGCAGATTTTAAAGACTTTTTAAATTTTGGACCCTGAAGTTTTTGCGCCAGGCGTATATATGGCTGCGCCTCGGTAGTCCCGCGATTGCCCTTTTTCCGACCAAACTCAACTGAGTTTGCTTTTATCTGCGCATCTCTCTCAGGCGGAGCAGCCTCAACAGAGCCAAGATATTCGTTTGTTCTGTTCTCATATTTAGTAGAAATCCAACCCTTCAGCTCACCAGTGGCAACTGGAACAAGATTGCGAGCCAAACGCGCAGCAGCCTCAGTATTTCGCTTGATCGACTTAACTATCTGACGCTCAACGGCATCAGGCATTTTGTCGAATTGTCTGCTCAGTTTCTTCGCGCCAACCACCTTCATGTCGCAACGCCCTTCTCAATTACAAACTCAAGCACAGTGTCCTTAGAATCAAGCTGGATCACGTTCTTAATTGCCCAGGTGATCCCACGAGCGATTACACGATCAGCCGCCGTGAGTGTTTGAGTTATACTATCAGAGCGAACTCTGAGCGTTGCTAGGTTATTGTCTTCAAGAACGCCGCCAGATATTTTCTCTTTGCCTCTTTGCTCAAGAATATCTGCTGAGCGCGCCACAAGGGTAGCCCACCCGGTATAGACATTTCCATAATCGTCAACCGCGCCAGACGATAGCCGCTGAAACACAACTCGGTCGCGCAAGAGGCCAGCCCTAACCATACCAACAATTCCGATAGAGGTTAAGCATTTCCTCATAGCCAAACGGTATGTTTGAAAGCTCATCAACGCCAGTTTGCTCTCGGTTATCATACCAATGGCCGATAAGCAGCATTAGAGCGTGTCGGATCGTCTGCGGGACATCAGTGATCGCGTCTCCGTATCCGATCTCATATTCAATCTTAATTGCATCTGACCGCTGCTGCGCAGCAGGCCATGTAAAGCTATCTTTTGGACTGATAATTGTAGCGAAGTCAGTTCCAAAAACTTGATAATTGTTGACATTATCAGACTGAATATTGCCATCAGTGTCGTAATACTTAACCGCAGTCACGTTTTGAACTGGGCCAAGTATTAAAGAAACATTCTGAGGAGGATTAGAGTGTATCCATTGCGCCCACTTTTGGCTGATCATGGCTTGACCGAGTACGCCGCGCACATCTGTATATGCAACGGCGACATCAATCAGCCGCGTCAATATCGTGTCATCGTCATCATGCTCAACTCGCAATTGCGCCTTTACCTCCGTTAAGGTGATCGGAGTTATCAAAGGAGCATCCACTAACTCAAGTGAGTGATGGCATGAAAGCGGCTTTACCATGACTTATTCCTCAGAAACCGCCTTGCGGGTTTTTATTTTCTTTGTGGCGCGCTCAACCTTCGCTGGTGCTGCCGAGATAGGTTCAGCAATACCAGCTTCAATGAAACGGCTGGCTTCGGCCTCATTGCAATCAATCTCATCGCCAGCGTTGTGGCTAAAGTCGATCCGGCCATTCCTGTTAGCAAACGAACTTTCATAAAAAATCCCTTCCTGTTGAAGCGAGAGGGGCCAATTGGCCCCTCCCTTAGTGCTTATGATGCTGCTGTGATCAAGTGCTTAACAGCCGCCGTGTTGGATAATACGCCGTCGAAGCGAATGTAGCCCAGTATGCCAAAGTCCGGGGCGAAGCGCTCTCTGGCCACATAGATGCTTGGTGCGCCAACTTTGCGGACATAGAATTTGGACATATCGCCAAAGAGCATGACCTTCTTGGCCGCTGCAAGGCTATCCATTGCTTGGTTTACAACTACATTGTAACCGAGCAAGTTCTGCGGAACGCCAGCCTGATAGTTGCCCATCTGCCAGAGATAGTTGCCGTTGCCATCTTTCAGCTTGCGAACCGCAGCGAGTGTGCTGTCGTTCATCATAATCGCTGTGGAAGGCGAGGTGCGGTAAGCTGGGTCAACAGAGTGAATGAAATCAATGATCTCATCTGCTGTCACGGCTGCAACTGCGGCTGCTGTTTTACCAGCGGCTGAGTTGGTTACGATTCCCTCAACGTCAGACGAACCAGAGCCAGTTGTGAGCTTGTCGTTGGCGATGCGACCAAGGCGCTCACCGATCAACTCGCCTAACAGGCTTTCCATGTTCAAGATGCTGTCAGCATTCAACTCGGCAGACCAACGAATCCACTCGGAGTCGAAAGCAAATGCGCCAACGGACTTTTGACCGAAGGTTGCATCTTTGCCGCCATCGTCTGTTGGCTGAGTGCCTTCAGTGTGAGCAACGGCAGTAACGGCTGTATCGTCAACGGTTGGGATGTTGAACTGACGGCCATCGGCTGAGTTGATAACTGTGAACAATGTGCTGTCGTACATTGGGCCAGTTGCAATCATTGCTTTCTCAATAAAAGTAGCAAGCTCAGTTGGGACAGTGTAACCACCAGCGGAGTCAGTCCCGCTGACTTGCGTGCGATTTTCACGAAGCACGTTGCGAACTTCTGCGTCAACAAAAGCATCGCCACCAGCAGCAATCATTTCAGCGAATGCAGCGCGGTAGTCCATTTTGAAACCTTCGTCTACGGCTGGCGCAGAACGATTTTCAAATGTTGGGCGACGATCAAGGTCAACGCTGTCACCAGCGCGGAGCGCGGATTCAACTTTTTGCAGACGCTCCACCTTTGCGGCCAGCTTGTCGTGATCGGCCATCATGGCGTCAAATTCACGCTCAACCTCAGAAGCACGAGCCTCTGGAGTTTCGTCGCTAACTTCGTTCAGTTTAGCACGGGCCTCGGTGGCGATGGTCGCCATCTTCTCCCGCAGGTCTTTAATATCAGCCATTTGGGCCTCCATCTAAGGGAACTGGTCTGTCTCACGACGATCAGATTCCACGCACTTGCCCAAGGTGCAGGAAAAAGGGCAACAGCGGGAGTCCGCTGCTATCTCTTACAGTTTAGACTTCATCCGAAGCCTTCTAACTGCCTGTGACTTAGTATTTGCATCACGATGTTTCTGCAAAGATCGTAAGCCAATATCTGTCCCATCATAAGCAGGAGTTGTTACAATTGAAACATCGTAAAGCTGCAAATCCTGAATGCTGCGAAGCGGCATGTCACCGCTATCGTCCCACTCTTGACGGGTTGGAACAAAAGCAAAAGACATTTTGTCTAAATCGCCGCGCTTCATCTTTGGAACAATGCTGCGAACATCAGGATCGCTTGCATCTAGGTATGTATCAACAAACAAGCCGCGCTCATCTTCGCGCAGGCTCAAAGTACCTGATCTAGTGCGAGCAAGAGGCAAACCGTCATGATTTACAAGAAAAACAACATCATCGTTGCGCTTTAACGCGTTAGTAAATGCACCTCGCTCAATAACTTCGCTGAACATGCCGCCAATATTGGTTTCTTCTCCAAAAACAGCAGCATACCCACTGACCCGAATACCGCCATCATCCTCTGCGCGGACCTCAATCCTCTTTGTAGGGCGGAACTCACGCTCTTGATCTTCATCCATCTCAGGATCTTGATACTCTTCAGACTTTCCAAAAACCACGATTACCTCGTCCTCAGTCTCCTCAATGCGCTTGATGTGACGTTTATTTTTATCATCTTCATCATACGAACGAGCCGAAACCTTTGTGAGCGTGCTGAACTTGTGGCCCACTCGCGTTCCAGACGGCGACCAGCCATCTTCGACCTCACGATAGACCATAATCAGCGCAGCCGGATCTTCCTCAGTACCATTTATTTTGAAGTCGGTATCTGGCACGTTGATTTGACCGTTGCGCTCAATGCGCTCAACTTCGCCATAAGCCTCGCCGCCAGAGCTTTCCCAAGTGACATAATCTCCAACGCTTAACTCATCTGGCTCTGCGCGATGCTGCATTTTAGCCTCCATTTTTTTAGACAATACCACAGAACTGCGCTCATCGTCCACTCGTTCAAGTTGAGCATTAGCCCAAGAGCGACCAGCATCCCCACCCCAAAGCGCCCAGGCGATGCGCCCGTTGCTGGGATAGCCATCCTCACCAGGTCGGAAACCCTCTGCCTCTTTGTCAACTTCATGCCGCGAGAAATAGCTGGCCATGCGCTGCACGGTCTCCATGCTTAGATTTTCGCCGTTTGATATGTCACGCGCGCGAGCGATGCCAACCTCAGTGCCACCGCGACCAAACTCACGCCGCCAAGCAAGACCGCGCTCGGCCTCTTCTCGCATTGCTTTATTCGGTGTCGGCATTAAAACCCCCGACCTGCGCGGCAATCGGCACGGTCGCGCCTTGAACCATCAAGCTGTCACCACCCTCGGCGGGTGACATATTCTCAATCGTGCGAACCTCATTCGGTGTGCGGATGGCGTTCTGGATCGTGGTCGCGTGTGCATCCATGCGGGTCTTGAAGTCACCGCGCAGCAAGCCATCAACATTGAACTCAATGTACTGCTTGGAGCCACGAGGAAATAGCTTCAGGTTCATTTCCTGCTCAACCTGCTCAATCCATCGCTTCAAAGTGTGCTTCACAAAGTGCAGATCCTGCTGCTCTGTGTTGCTAAATGTGCCGTGCGTTAAGTCCTGCAAGAAAACAGGTGGCAAGCTGTAAATCCGCGCGATCTGCTCAATGCTAAACCGCTGCAACTCAAGCAACTGCATTTGCTCAGGGTTGAAGCCGATCTGCTTCATCTCGTGGCCCATTGGCAGCGCCATCACCGGACGGCCCTCACGAGCCAGCTTCGCAGTAGTCTTGGCAACGTCATCAGACGCACGGGCGGCAGCGGCTCCGCTTTGAAATGGACCTTGCAAAACTACTGGAGGAATGCCGCCAGATTGAAATGCCTTTGCGCCGTATCTGCTGGACGCGATAGCCATGCCGATTGCATCTCGGTTGGTAGCGATTGGCCCTCGCACATCTAAGCCGTTCGATTTCAGCATAAACGGAACGTCAATCACTTCGCTTGCAGCATAAGTTTGACTATTGTGCAGATAAACTCGAACCTGCCTGCGGCCCTCTGTGCGATGCTCAACGCGCGTATAGTTTGGATCAAGTGGCCAGAGGTTTTTGACAGCACCGTTGTCAGAACGCTCAATGTAGGTAACGCAACGACCACCAGTAAACACCTGATCAAACATATATTTGCGCCATTCAAATGACGACATGCTGTCGTTTGCTGCGTCATGCAGGATGTTCTCAAGCGGTCCAGTTACTTTTTTGCGACCGTTGGCCGTCTTGCGGTAGACATGCAAAGGCAATCCAGCCAGCGTCCCGCTCAAAAAATTCACCGCAGCCCAAACAGCCGGAACACCCAGCGCCGTGTCGGTGTTGACTGTAACGCCAGCCGATGCGGACATTTCGCCCCAACCCATAACTTGCAGAAAATCCTCTGCTGACACAGGTGAACTTGGGTTTTCTAAGTTGCGACTTTCTAGTTTGCGAAAGCGGTCAAATAAAGCCATCTACGAGCGTCCTCGATGTTTGTTGCAAATTAACACATTAAACAGCAATCGTAAAGGCAGGGTCATCCCAGGGAGACGCCGCAATCACTTGGTCATCATGGGCGGAAGCACCTAAAGCCATCGCTAGGGCGACTAAGCCATCAATTTTGCTCACACTTTTCCCTTTGTTTAACTTGCGGTTTCCAGCCGGATCGCGTTCCGCAACAGCTCCGGCAGCGCACATATTCAGGATCGGGTTGCCTCCGTGATGCAATTTTCTTTCCGCAACCAGCCTTTCGAGCTTATCAACAGCGGGGGCCATATCTTTAAAGCCCTGACCAAACGCAGCCATAGGGACTTGCGCACCGATTGCATCAAGCTCCCTTTGAAAGTCATTTATTCGCCAGCGGTCATAAGCCAGAAGCGATATATCGTAACGCTCGGAAGCCTCGGCCACAGCTCTGGCGACCATTGCTGGGATGATAACCGGGCCATCAATCAAGGTCAAAAATCCTTGATCTGCCCACAAGTCATAAGGCACCTTATCGGCCTTTGATTTTTCCCTAATGCCATCGGCAGGTAGAAAGAATTGCGGAACAATGTGATAGCCGTCATCCACAGGGAAAGCCATAACAAACGCAGTTAGATCTCGGCTTGCCGACAAATCCAACCCAGCATAACAACTCATGCCGGATTGAACCTCTGGCTCGGAGTTGTTGGCCTCCCATTCCGCGCGGGACAAAAATGGAGATGTCGCCTCAATGCGCTGGTTTAAGAACAACCACCTAAAGCTGTTTTCTTTTGCTGGCAAGCGCGCCGCCTGCTTTGCAAAGTCCTCAACGTCCTTCAAACTGCGAAACTCGCCCAGCGCTGGGTTCGCGGCCTTCCAAGCACTCTTGTCCAATATCTCGCAATCTTCATCCGCCGAGTAAAGATGACAAACGATCCGCTTGTCTTTCGCGTTCTTCGCATCGTCCAGCCAAATGCTGAAAAGATCGCCATCGGTCGCCGCCTGCGTGCTGATCGCAATTAACAGAGGATCATCGTGAGCGCCCTGCGCTGTCTCAATGGCCTCAATAAAACTATCAGTTGGACCTCTGACTTGCCCAACCTCATCCAAGATCGCCAAAACAGGTGACAAGCCGTGCGCCGTTCCAGCCTCCGCGCTGATTGCCTTATACTCAACATTCATCGGCAGGCCGACCAGCGACTTCTGGCTGGGGATAATCTTGATGATCTGAGACAGTCGAGGTGAAAGACGAACCATCTTTTCAGCTAACTTAAAAACAAGCGCCGCCTGATCTCTGCTCCGAGCGCCGCTTGTGATCTGGCTGTTCTGCCTGGCCTCTGGGCCAACTATGTGCGCGAGCAGGATCGCAGCGATAAGCGCAGACTTGCCATTCTTTCGGCCAACGCTCAGATACGCCCGGCTGGTTCCTTTCGGGTTGTCGTAAATGTCGAGAATAAATTTTCTCTGGAACTTCATCAGCTTTAACGGCTGGCCAACCAGCTTACCCTCCGGCACAGGGCAGAAGGATTCAATGAACTGGCAAACTTTTTCACCGCGTGTCACCTTTCCAGCCAATTAAAAGCCCTCCGAAGAACATATGACCTAATCAAGCTGACCGCCGTAAAAGCCAAGCCAATCGCAAAACTGTCAGCAATGGTGACGTCATAGCCAAACAGAGGCAGGATCAAGATATTTGCCGCCACGCTGACAAGGTAGCCTATTACGACATTGGTGATGGCCTCAACGGCGCTCATTATGCGGCTTTGCATCGTTCCGCCTCAGATTTTGCCCAGAACAGCTTTTTTGATATACGACGAACCTTACGCTTTAGTTCGCTTTCGGATATTTTTCCGGCTATTAAAAGACCGTCCAAGAACGCCTCTAGCGCATCTGCTTCGTCGTCTTGCAGTGTGATATTACGCATCCTCTTTTCCCTTAAATGGTTCACCCGTTGCTTCAAGCGTTGCCGTCTCTCCCGTGAAGTCCTGCCAGCGCTTGATAATAACGTCACAGTATTTTGGGTCTAATTCCATCAACCTTGCGTTTCGACCATGCTTTTCGCAAGCGATTGCAGTGGTCCCTGACCCAGCAAAGCTGTCCAAGACAATGTCAGAGCCTTTAGTGTTGTTAAGCATTTGATACTCAAACAACTCCACAGGTTTCATCGTCGGATGCTCGCCATTGCGGTGGGGCTTGTTAAACTCAAGGATTGTGGTCTGCCTGCGGTCTGTTGCCCATAGGTGCGCGGCACCCTCTTTCCAACCATAAAGACAAGGTTCATGTATCCAGTGATAATCTTGGCGACCCATCACTAGACTTGATTTTTTCCAGATTAAGCATTGCCGTATGGGCCAGCCTATATCTGCGGCCGCGCCACGGAAATTGTATCCCTCGCTGTCTGCATGCCAAATATAGAAAACAGCGCCTTTTTTCATCACTGCATCTGCAGCGGAATAAGAATCACGCAGGAATGTTCTGAAAGAATCATCAGTCATGCTATCGTTTTGAATTGTTAGCTTTTCTTTCGTTCCTCCCTCATAAGCAACGTTGTATGGCGGGTCAGTGAGCCACATATCAACAAGCTGCTCTTCACAAAGTCGCTCAAGGTGTTCAATGCTTGTGCTATCCCCGCACATCAAACGATGCCGCCCCAATACCCAAACATCGCCCTCAACGGTAACAGGAACCTCCGGCGCTTCTGGCACGGCATCCTCGTCGGTCAAACCCTCGGTGGCTTCATCTCCGCGCAACAAATCAACAAGCTCATCTTCGCTGAAGCCCATCAGCTCGCCAAAGTCTCCAGCCAAATCCTCAAGCTCGACTCGCAACGCTTCCTCATCCCAGCCAGCGTTCAAAGCCAGTTTGTTGTCGGCAATCACCAGCGCACGGCGTTTGCGATCATCAAGCCCAGTGACAACAACAGCGGGAACCTGATCCATCTTTGACTTTCTGGCAGCAAGCAACCTGCCATGACCAGCGATAATATTACTATCCTGGTCGATCAATATCGGATTGGTAAAACCAAACTCGCGAATAGATGCGGCAAGCTGCGCCACCTGTTCGTCACTGTGAGTTCTGCTGTTTAGCGCGTAAGGGATCAAATCCTCAACCTGCACAATTTTGTTTT